TAAACTAAAGCGTGAGATAAGTAAATCTAAGCTAGGTTTAATAAATAACAACTTAATAAACAAGTTAAACGAAATAATATGAAACAAACAGCAATGCAGGAATTAATTGAGCAACTAGAAGTAAACAAAAATATGTTTAACAAGAAGAGTAGGGTTGACTTAGAAATCAGGAGAACTTATCAGAATGTAATTCTTATGATAGAGCAGGGTTTTCTAGACAAAGAAAAGCAGCAGACGTGTTGGTTTACCCGTAAGTGCCATAATCATTATAGAGTATATGGTGATTTTAATGTTGAGGACTACTACAACCAAACCTTTAAAGATTAGAACTATGGAAGCAAAAGACAAAGCAATAGAGTTAATTAATGAATTCAAATATAGAAATAAATATCCCTCAGATAATGAAGGTGCCAAACAATGCGCTTTAATTCACGTTAGAGGTATAATTAAAGCATTTAAGCACTTTGATTGCAACGTTACGGTATATTATGATTTTGAAACAGGCGAAAAAGTATGGAGTGATGAGAAAAACCCTTGTGAATTTTGGGAAAAAGTGAAACAAGAAATCGAAAAACTATGAACATAGGAGAAATAATACACAGAGAGAAAAGAAAGTCATTTACACTAGGCTTTGTATTAGGAGGTCTGTTAACAGGTGGCTTTATGGTGCTAATAAAAATAATATTGACGTTATGAAGATAAAAATAAATGAATTAAGAATTGGGAACTTGGTACGGGAGGATTATAGTGGAAATATGGTTATTACTGATATTTTTTCATCCCATGAACCAAAACAATTAAATTTAAGACACCCAAATCATACTGCAATAGGGAGATATGATTTAAAAAATATTAAACCTATCCCCCTAACAGAAGAATGGTTGTTGAAGTTTGGGTTTGAGAAAGCATTAAATGGTATGTTTTGTCCAAGAGAATATTTGTGGTTAAAGCAGCACAAGCTAAACAACGAATGGTTCGCAGGGGTTAATTGTATTGGTGATATTGATTGTACAAGAATTGATTACGTGCATCAACTCCAAAACCTATACTTTTCTTTAACAGGAACTGAATTAGAAATTAAATATTAAATACTTTCCTTATGGAAAAGTGGACTAGCCCCTGACAATTAATCGTTCTTTTCACTAGGGGCTTTTTAAAAAAAAAGTTGTTATATTAAAAAAAGTTTTGTATATTTGCAATATTTTTACTATGAAAATAGAAACTTATAAGGGACAAATAGTGTATATAAAGGCACAATTTGATGATAAAAGCCTAATATCTTACTCAACAGAGGATAAAGGCTTGTTTTTAGTAAACACCAAAGAGATTAAGGAGAAAGGAAAATGATAGTAGTAATAATTTTAAACATAGTTGTATTAATTTACATCTTAGGAGTAATACCTAAACAAAACAAAGAACTAAAAGAGCGCATAGAGGTTATTATTAAAAACCAAAAGACCCTTTTAGATAACATTAAGAAGGATAAAGAGTAAATGGCAGCTCCAGAGGGAAATAAGAACGCTGAAAAATGGACTTTAGAAGAAGCCGATAAGCTGTTTGATACAGCATTAAAAATATCTAAAGACCAAACTACTTATTTAATATCTGGCAAAGACATAGACGGATATAAATATCACTTCTTAGGCGAGGTCGCAACAAGTGATGAAATAGATGAGTATTCAGACCTATTTACATACTTGGTTGAAAAGTTCCCAGAGCTAAAACACAAGTATAACAAGCTAAAGGGTAAGTTAGAAGCCAATTGTTTTTCGGACAGTAAAAGAGGTATCATAAAAGAAGCCACAGCAATAGTAAATCTAAAGAGTAATTACAACTGGACAGACAGACAACAACAAGATATAAACCATAGTGGTAAGATAGACGTTAGCAAGGTAACTGTTAATGTAGTGAAGAGCGATAATGGAAGTACAGATAAACACAACAACTAATTTTGAGTTTATACATGACAACTACACAAACACAAGGGGCTTTTTGTTGGAAGGTGGGTCTAGGAGTGGTAAGACATATTCCATCATTCAATTCCTTATCGTGTACTGCTTATCCCATACAGGGAAGTCTATCACAATCGCAAGAGATAGTTTGGCAAACCTCAAAGCAACATTATTACCCGACTTTCAAAAGATATTAATAGAACTGAATTTGTACCAATCGGACAGCCATAATAAATCAGAACACACTTATAACTTAAACGGAAATAACATCCGTTTTATTGGTTTAAATGATGATATAATGAGAGCACATGGTATTAGTCAAGATGTCTTTTGGATAAATGAAGCCATGAGTACCAGAAATGATACATTTGACCAGTTAGAACAAAGAACATCAGATTTTTGGATATTAGACTACAACCCAAGTTCTGCAAAGCATTGGATATACAACTTAGAGTTAAGAGATGATGTAAAGCTAAAAAAGACTACTGTATTAGACAACCCTTTTGCACCTAAAGAGATAGTTAAAAAGATACTAGGTTATAAACCAACAGAAGAGAACAAAGAACTAGGCACAGCCGATAACTATATGTGGCAAGTATATGGCTTAGGAATGAGAGCAGCGGGAGAACAGACTGTGTTTCCTTTTTATAGTTATGTAGATGAGTTACCAGAAGAGTACGACAAAGAGATATTTGGCTTAGACTTTGGATATAGCCATGACCCAGCAGCATTTGTACAGATTAGATTTAGTGGTAATAACATCTATGTAAAAGAGCATATTTATTCAATAGGATTGAGCAACCATAAATTAGCAGAACTTATATTACCTATTGCTGGTAGGGAGTTAGTTGTTTGTGATAGTGCAGAGCCTAAGAGTATAGCAGAACTAAGAAAGTATGGTGTTAAGGCAATACCATGTGAAAAGGGCAAGGATAGCGTTAAGTTTGGTATAAAGACCTTACAAACCAAAAAGATACATATAACAAAAGACAGTTATAACCTAAGCTATGAATTATCTGGGTATATGTATGTCAAAGACAGGAGTGGAGAGGTAACAGATAAAACAGACGGTGCAGACCATTTAATTGATGCATTAAGATATGCAGTAATGTTTATAGTAAGAAGAAAACGAATAATAGTGTAAGATGAAGATATTAGGCTTTGAGATTAAGAGGGCATCTACTAAAAGAGTGCCTATTAAAGACCCTAGATTTGGGCGTATTAACTGGAATAGCGGTAATGTAGAAACTGTTAAAGACCCCTACAAAAATAACATTATAGTTTATAGTGTTATTAGATACATTATAAGGGAGATAATTAAATCTCAATATGTGCTGTACAATCTAAATGGCAGTAAAAAGGAAGAGATAACAGACCACCCACTATTGGACTTATTGGAAAACCCTAATGAGATAACGGGTAGAAGTGAGTTTTTAGAGGCGTTAATGGGATATAAGTTTATAAGCGGTGAAACATTTGTATATTGTCCAAGCCCTTTAAATGGTGTCAATAAGGGATTAGCTAAAGAGATGTGGGTAATTAACCCTAACATCATAAAAATAAAGTCTGATAAGTTTGGTGTGCCACAACAATACACAATGGGCTACAATGATACAGACGTTATCGAAGCAGAGCCTAATCAGATAATACATTTGAAATACTTTAACCCTCACTCTGTTACTGGGAGAGGATTAAGTCCACTAATGACAAGCGCACTAAGTATAGTACAATCACAATTAGCATATAAAGCTAATGTATCAATGTTAGATAAGGGAGGTTTACAAGGTATGTTTACTTATGAGTCTAGCAATGAGTTAGACGATTTTGATGAAGAGAAACAAGCATCACTAGAAGATAAGTGGGAAAAGAAAAACGCAGAAAAGGGTATATTGATAACCAATGCTAAATTGAAGTGGGAACAAGCAGGGTTGAAAAGCGTTGACCTAGACTTACTAAACTCTATTAAGTTTACTATTAGAGATATTTGTAACATCTATGGAATATCTAGTCAGTTAATGAATGACCCAGACAATAAGACCTATTCTAACCTTAAACAAGCGAGGGTTGAGATGATTAGTAATATAGTTATTCCAGAATTAGAATTGTTTATAGGAGAGTTAAACAGAACAATAGTAAAAGCCTATGGCGATATGGAGGGTAAGACCCTAATGCTAGGACTTAACAAAGACATTTACCCAGAGTTAAGAGAGGCTAACCTACAATTAGTACAATCATTAGCGCAAAGCTGGTGGTTAACAGGAAACGAAAAAAGAGAGGCATTAGACTATGGTGTGTTAGATAATCCAGAGATGAACGAGATATATATACCACAAGGCAACACACCTATTGAAATAGCAGGAATGAATGATAATAACATTTAACCAAACAAAAGTAGATAGAATAAGGGATAGGTATATAAAGAAACACTATACACTTATCTTAAAAGACTTGAATAAGCAATTAACAAGCCTTACAACTACTATTGATGCGGGTATAATAAATAAAGCACCAGAGGTGAACATAGATGTTAGAGGGTCTGTTTTCAATCTTTATATGGAAGTAGGAACTAGATTTGGTAATATATCACAAGATAAATTTAATGAAGTACTACAAAAGAAAGGCAAAAATGACAACCTATTCCAGAAGCTACTCAATCAGTATTATGAGAATTATGTTGCTAACCTTGTAAAGAATGTTAGCGAAACGGTGCAGAATGAGATAAGAGGTGTTATCGAAAAGACGTTATTAAAAGACCTTACAATACAACAGACTAAAAAGGAGTTGTTGAAGGGAATTAAAAACATAACTAAGCAAAGGGCTTTAGTAATAGCAAGAACAGAAACGATAAGAGCAAGTAATGCAGGTAACTTAGTTGGTGCTGCTAGTACAGGATTAGAATTTAATAAGATATGGATTAGCCATATAGATAGCAGGATAAGAGATGAGCATATAACGGCTAATGGACAGAAGGTAGGAAAGAATGATTTATTTAAAGTCGGTGGAGAGAGTTTAGCCTTTCCCGCTGATACCTCACATGGTGCTTCTGCTTGGAACACTATCCAATGTAGATGTAGTATAGGATATGAGCCCATATTACCAGAAGTATTTGATGAGTAAAATAAATTTTGATAATTAAAAATAAATAGTTATATTTGTAAATTGTTTGAGAGAGATGTACGAGATTAAGAGTGTAGGAGGACAAACAAAAGATGTAGATGTTAAGAATGGCATCATAACAGGCTACTTTGCTTCTTTTGAGAATGTGGATAGTGATGGCGACTTTTTTGTAAAGGGGGCTTTCGCTAAAACAGTTCAAGAAAATCAAAAAAGAATTTACCACCTATTGCAGCATGACCCTAGTAAACCACTAGGAGTACCCCATGTATTAAAAGAAGATAGTAACGGTCTATACTTTGAAACAAAGTTCAATAAAGACCAATTGGAGGTATCTTATATCAAAGATACTTTAAACCTTTATGCTAGTGGAGTTTTTAAAGAGCATAGTGTAGGGTTTAGAACTATCAAGAGCAACAATGAAGACAAAGGTAGGAAGATTTCAGAGGTACAACTATGGGAGGGCTCAACAGTAACATGGGGTGCTAATGAAAACACACCATTCTT